TTCTTCCATTAGTTTTTCTAACATTGTTTTCACTCCTTTCCAGAAGTTCTATTATTTTTTTATTTTGTTCGATTATTTTCTTTAAGTACTTTTCATCCTGTGTTTGCAATTCGCTCATTAAATCACTATTATTAAAATCCTTAAAAAGAATTTCTAAACTAAGGGCTTGCAACACTAAAGACAAGTTGTTACTAAGCATATCTCTTTATTGAAATGTTAGCATTTTTAATAATTGGTATTTGAGTATCTGTTGTAGTACCATCATAAGTAATTGTAGGAATACTTCTTATTGTGATTGATACACTTCCTCTACCACAAACTCTTATATATTTCTTTGCAGAAACATTAGTATATTCTCCTACATTTACAGGTGTATCCATTTCACTTCCTGCTAATTGAGTTCCATCAGCAAAAATACCCAAAGCGACATTACCAGCAGTAGCACTTGTAACATTCGTGTTAAAGTCAATCTCATAAATACCTCCAGCAACTATATTAAATGTTGCAGATCCCTCGTTATGATTTAACCATCCATTAAAACAATTAGCACTTGCAGTTCTTAAATCAGTATCGGCAAAAGTTATTGAAGCTGTATTTGATGTTAAAACTAGTTCTTGTTCTTGTACACTTTCTATCATTTATTTTCCTCCTTCCAAAAAAAGAACAGGACTTGCCTGTTCTTCGTACTTGCTCGTAAGCAAGTTAATTAGCAAGTTCTCATTTGAGATTGTCTAAGACATTATGCTATACGATTGTGTTTCCATAGAATCCATTACCATAAAATCCACCATTGTATAAACCTACATAAGGACTTGATACTGGATATGCAGGAATTGGATAAGGTCTAACTTGGTTTACTATTGATGTTCCTATTCCATTAGCTGTGATAGTGTTCTTTAAGTCATTTACTTGAGAACGTAAATCATCAACTACATTTTGGTTCATAGCATCTAAAATCTTTTGTGTGTTTTCGATGCCTTGAGCTCTTAATGTGCAGCAACACTCATCCATCTTTGCTTGGTTTTGTAATGCTGTTGTAAGTAAGTTAGTATTTAACTCGTTTGTTTGAGTTAAAATATCTCTTTGAATATCATTAGAACTTCCTAGAATAGAATTTTGTAAGCCCATATTTCCAGTTAATACATCACTTCTTAAGTTACAAGTGTTAGTAGCTTGGCTAGTAAAACCATTTGAAATTAAGTTGTTAGTATTTTGGAATCCACTATTGATGTCTCTTTGAGTAAATTCAGAAGAAACATAATCAGTAGTTGCTATGTTATTCCATCCATTTCCACCAAAGTTTCCAAATCCATTTCCACCAAACAATAAAGCTAGTAAAACTAAAGCCCAAATACCATCTCCACCGAAGGCATTACCAAATCCGTTTCCATAGTAAGAGCCGTTTGTTGCTAGGTCTACTGTTGGTACGATTGTTCCACTTCCGTTCATATAAACACTCCTTTCTACAATTTATATCCACTCTTAAGAGTTGATACCTTTAAGTTGATTGATTAAATCATCACTAAATCCCATGTTTTTAGCTTGATTAAAAAAGTTATCCATTTGTTGAGGTGTATATTTATTTGTTATTTGTTTAAACATCTCTACAGGGTTATTTTGATTTTGTCTTGCTTGTTCTACCATTTGAAACATTTGAGGGTTTTTCACCTTCAACTGGTTCATTAGCATCATCATCATTTGTTGTTGCATTTGTTTTCATCTCCAATTCCTTTATTTTTGCCATCAGAAACTCTATCTGAAGGTCTTTTTCATCTTTCTTGATAATTTCCTTTAGTTCATAACTTTTTACCTCTCCAGAGGCATATTTAAGCCATAAAACTGACATATCTTTACTAAAGTATGGAGTATCTACCATAACTAACTCTTTTTGTACTTGTTCTAAAGAATCTGCTGTTCTTAAGCCACCATTAGGAGCTAGTTGAAAAGTTTGATTAATAGCAGGTGGTTGTTGCAATTGTTGTTTCATTTTTTCAAGCTCATTTATATGACTATTTATTCTGTCTAAACTAGCTTGAGGACTATAATAAGGGTTGTTATACATATTTATTCCTCCTAAAAAATGAAAAGAGAAATACTTAATACCTATAAAATGCGTTTTAAACAATTATCTAGGTGTATTTCTCCTTTCTAATTAAATTTTCCCACAAAAAAAGAAGCCGAAAATATCGGCTTTCTCTCTTATTTCTATCGAATTACTTTCAACATCTTTTTCTTTATCTTTTTGATCTCTCTATTTATTGTGCTTTCACTACAATTTTCTAACATAGACATTTTTGTTATTGTATATTCATCCTGCCTATATTCCATTATTCTTTCTTGAAGTGGAGTAAAGTGTATCTTTGACTTAATATATTCTAGCTCATCGTTTGTTAGTTCTAGTTTTAGCACTCCTATTGCCTCTTTTACTTACAAAAGCTCCACAAGTAGGACAATGCTTAGGTTTTGCTTGTGATTTTCTATAAGTTGTTTTAGTTTTGATCTGCTTTATTGTCCCCATTTATATCTCCATTTGCTACATTACTATTTTCTATCGTTTCAACACCCTCGATTTGTTGTGTTGTTGTTTCTATTGTTCCAATATCATTAAGAACATAAACTAAATATCCTATAGTCAAAAACCACATTACTAAGATTACTAGAATTATAATAAATTGTCTCCTGTTTTGTTTCTTAGCTGTTTCTAATAACTCCCATGCTACACTTTTTTCTCTCATTTTTACACCTCTATTTTAATCTAATTTGATTTCCACCAATAACAGTGTTATTTAATTCTTTTAGATTGTTGATGTCTAGATCAAATTTTTCTGCTACTTCTTCTAGTGTTTCAGTTACACCCAGAAGATAAAATTCAGGTACTTCTTTTACCTCTTCTTTGATTTCTTCTACTTCTTCAATAACTTCTGCTTTTTTCTTTTTCATATTATTCCTCCTATACTTCTAATAGTGGTCCGCAGTCCACTCTAAATCTAACTCCATCTGCTTCTAATATTGCTACTCCATTTGGTGTATATTCTGTAGGTAATTCTATTTCTTTAACTGTAAAAATCTTATCGCACATCCAGTAATCTCCTACTTTTAAAACAGCATCATAATCTACTCTTTCTTTCTTAGGATCACATTTTCCTATTGGACCACAAGGAATATAATCATCAGGTCCACAAGGATCTCCATAACAAGTTTCGTAGCATCCTATTGCTCCATTAGGATATTTTTCGTTTGGTTTTATAATTTCATTTATTCTAAATATTCCATTGAAAATAACTTTAGAACCTGCTTCTAAAACTTGGTCTGGTTCAGGTTTTATTGACTCTCCTTTATTTATACGATTAGCTTGGTCTACAATATAGTCCATTTTACTTAAAAGATATGCTCCAGGACAGCTTGTTGAAGTATACATAGAGTGCCAAGTTACATTTTTGCCTTTTACTAAAGTTCCCATACCATTTCTTTTAGCTATATCAGCAACTAATCTTATTAATGAGTCTAGAGCTTGTTGAGAAACTTCAGGACTTGGAGCTAAATTAGCTGTTTCTATACTTGCAGAACGACAATTTGACTCCCAGTTAGAATTACACCAAGCTATGTCATTTTCATCAACATAACAAGCTATTCTACCATCAGAGCCTATTCCATAAGTACTTGATCCTTTTCTTGTAGGGCTTTGCCATATTCCTCCTAATGTCTCTATTGAGCAGTTTCCTGCCATATAGTGAATACATATTTCAGTTACTTTATCGTGCCCCCAAGCTTTTCTATTTTTTGTATAGTTATTTTCATTAGCAGGTATAAACTTGCAAGCTAGTGGTGAATATCCCATTTAATTTTCCTCCTTTCCTTCAGGTATATTGCCTTTACCACCTGAATATTCTTTTTCTTGTTCTTTTGTTAAGACTACATAGTCTACTTTTTCAGTTGCCATTTTATCACATCCTTTCTAGCAACTCTGTCATTTTTTCTATTGCACCTAATTTTCCATTTACATTATCTAAATAATATTCTATTTCAAAAATACCAGACAAAGATGGACTAACAACACTAACATTGTTTAAGCCTTCTAATAGCTCTATACTCTCTAGTTGACTTATTAGTTCACTATCTGTTATTTCGGTTGTTGTTGGTGTTGCTAGTACATAATAAATTGTAGTTGGATTATTTGCTAACCAATTTTTTAAATCATTTGCACTTGCTATTACACTATTACTATCTAAAATTACTAACCAATTATTATGTAGGTAGTAATTACCCCAAGTTTGTTGCCCACTTGCATAACTAAAATGGTCGCACATTCTATAATTACTTTGTGTATCAACAGCACTTGTTTCACTCTTAACATTGTCTATTCCTATTGCAGTATAAGTTGCATTAAATCTTCTAGGAGTTCCACTTGCTAGTGGTATATTTTGTGTACCATTTAAAACAACTTTACCTATATTCTTTTCTAAATACCATTTATTACCATTTTTATATATTCTATCTTGATAGTTTCCTATTTTACATAGTTCTATTGGTGTTTTATATGGGGCATAGGTTGTGGCTACTGTTCCTTTTTCTATCATTGGATATATTGTGATATTATCAAAAGTCTTATTTGCTTGTACATCAATTCTTATTTGAGTAAATGTAGTTGTACTATCTAATGTAAAATTAGTTTTCCAATTATCTGGTGTGTTATTACTACTTACATAAGTTTTTAATACTCCACTTCCTACATAGGCATAAATACCACAACCTTGTATTTTTCCTTTTAAACTTAAATTGTATGTTCCTGCTTCTAAAGTTAAGCCACTTGCTATTTCCACAATAAAAGCTCCAGTAGATGTTCCATTTAAAGTTATTGAATTGTCTTGATTAACCGTATAAGTAACACCACTTTTTGTTTGTGTTGTTGAATTATTAGGCAACAAGTTCTTCCCTAAATTAATCTCATAGGTATTTCCTTTATAGGCTTCGTATTCGGTTGCAGTTGAGCCTTTTTCTAGTTGCAAGTTAGAATAATCGGTTAATATTCTATCACTTATAAAGTTTATGTAATAACAATTACTAGGTGTAGTAAATACTCCTAAAGAATTAGCTTCCGTAGATATATAAGTGCCGTCATTTTTATAGTAATAAACTCTTACGGCAAACTCTACATCGTTTCTACTAAACTTATATTGTGTACTAGGTTGTACTGGTATTGGGTTTATATTTCTTCTAGTATTTGAACTTGTTGATTTAGCTCCTGTGGTGTTGTTATAACTTCCTAACTCGGTTTCTCCATCAAACAAGTTCTTCCCTGCTACTACAACATCTTGTCTACCACTTACTACATTAATAGGTTGTGGTGCAGTTGGTGTTGGTGTTCCACTTTGGGTTGTTTGTCCTTTTACATTTTTTAAATTTGGATATTTAAAAAGAACATTATCTGCTTGAAATGGTGTTGCATCAGTATTTGTTCCTTCATCATATTTTATGTGTTGCAACTCATCCGTTATTGACACTACATTGTTTGATATTTCTATTCCATCTCCTGCTTCATATTGGTGTTCTCCATCTATAAATTCATAAGTTTGTGTTTCTCCATTTAGTTCTACTTCCATTGTTGTTGTCTTATCTTCTTTTGTTAGTGTAACAGTTGGTGAGTCTCCTTGGTCTCCTTTTTCTCCTTTAGGTATTTTTAAATTAAGTATAGGACTTTCGGATGTTCCTGTTGTTGTTATGTCTGCTTGAGCTATTGCATCTACTGTTTCTACTGTTCCAATAGAAAAACCAGGTAATTGTCCTGGCTCTCCTATAGGTCCTCTTGCTCCTCTATAACCTCTTGGTCCTCTTGGTCCCTGTTCTCCTCTAGGACCTTCAGGACCTGCATAACCTCTTATTCCTTTTGTATATCCTAATGTAATATTAGAATATGTATCAGCTATTTTAGGCATTATTGTATCCTCCCATACACTTCGTTGAATTTATCTAAAGCATATTGATATTTACCATTTACGTTGCTATTATACACATTTAATTCTAATTCTGAATTTAAGTAGTTTTCATCATAGTGTGTGCTTGCACTTGGAACACTTGATATAGAAATTATATTAGCACCATTTAGCAATGTTGTTCCAATAAGTTCATTTAAACTATTTAACAATGTTGTATCGGTTATTTCTGTTGTTTCTGCATTTGCTAGTGCGTAATATACAGTAGTATTGTGTGTTGATAACCAAGTTTTGAAATCATCGGTGTTATTAGTATATCTTGTATCTTTAATATAAAATCTTGGTGTTGTTTGTCCACTAATATTTATAAATGCTATTGTGTTATTCGGTGGTGTTACCATACCACCTGCACCAATAACATTTGTTATACCATTATAATAATTT